CGAACGGGGTGAAGTGGCCGCCTCGGTTCTCCAGCTCGAGGATGATCGTGCCGGTCTCGTGCCGGTCGAGCTCGTGCTGCTTGCCGCTGGTCGTGCGCGCGGTGCGGACGTACTGCGTGATGTCGATGAGGGTCTGCCCGGTCGGGTCGCGCCAGTCGGCACGTCCGACGCCGAGGGCCACGACGAGGCCGGGAAGCGATGCGATCTGCGTCATGAGCCGTTGACGTTGGAGGAGTTCGGGTTGCGGGGGTTGCCGCCGTTGATGCCCGGGACGGTGCGGTTGGTGGCAAGGTGGACTTGGCGCACCTTGTCGGCGATCGCCTGGACGAACGCTCGGTCGTTGAGCAGGGCGTCTCGGATCTTGGCGATGGCGACCTCGATCTCGATCTCGTAGTCCTTCGCCACTAGACGAGCCTGACCTTGATGTTCACCTTGTCCGTTTTCTTGACGGCGCCGGCGATGGCGATGAGGTGCGAGTTGGCCTCTCGGGTGTGCTGCGAGGTGTACATGGTGTTCGTGTTGATCTTGTCGAGGTTCTCGCCGTGGCGCTCAAGGCGTCCGTCCGAGGTCTGGAGCGTGGTCGCTGCGCCGGCGGTGTTCGTGGCGATGGCGACGAGCGAGCCGCTGACCGCTCCCACTCCGCCGCCGCCGCCGCCGGGCTTGAGCTCCGCCGCTCCGGCCTTGCCGCCTCCGAAGAACATCCCGAGCAATGAGCCCGCCGCCGCAATGCCAGCGCCGAGGGCGCCAAGCGAGCCCCATTTCATAGCGCCGGGGCTAATCAGTCCGAGCGGGCCGGGGCTGTTCTTTTGAGCGCCGTATCCAGCGACGATTCCGGGCATCGAAGCGCCAGCGACAAACCCGAGGCCAGCGCCGGCGGGACCGGCCTTAGAGCCGATCGCTGCGCCAGCCAGACCGGCTCCGAGCATCGCCTTGATCGGGCCGGGCAACTTGTCCCAGTAGCCCTTGAGCGTGGTGAAGGCGTTGCCGATCTCGGTGACCATGTTGCGGATGTCGATGCCGAGCTTGTGCGCCGGGTCTTTGGAGTGGCCCTTGCCTTCAAGGCCGTTGATGAACTTGCGGAGGTGGTCGGCTCCGGGACCGGCGAGCCATCCGAGGGCCTTGGTGGCGTCCGGGAGGAGGACGTTGCCGAGGGAGGTGGCGGCGTCCTGCGCTGCGCTCTTGACCTTCTGGAGGTTGCCCTTGAGGGTCTTGCCGGCGGCGTCCGAGGCCTGCTGCGCCTTGGAGTGATTCGTGACGGCGGTGGTCGCCTGGTCAAAAGCGGACGAGCCTGCCAGGATCGTCGGGAGCAACTTCTCGCCGGCGGAGCCGAGGCCGAGGGAGGCGAGCGTGGCTTGCTGCTGCTCCTGCGTCATCCCGGCGAGCTGCGGCTGAAGCTGGGCGATGACGTTGCGCATCCCGACGAACTTGCCCGAGGCGTCGTAGGTGGTGAGGCTGAGGCCTGCGGTCGCCGCCTTGGCCTGGAACGTTGGGTCAAGCATCTTTGTGATCGCTTGGCTGGCGCTGGAGATCGCTCGGGAGCCGGTGACGCCATGCTGGCCGAGGTCGACAAGGAGGCCGGCGAGGTCGGAGGCCGGGGGCTTCACGCCGACGACGGCGCTGTTCATCCGTCCGAGGGTGCTGCTGAGGTTGTCGACGCTGATCCCGGTGGCGCTTGAGGTGTTGTAGAGGAGCGCCATCGCGTCGCTGGCCGCGGAGGTCGGCATCTGGAATGTGCGCATGGTGCCGACGACGGTGGAGACTGCCGAGTTGAGGTCGATGCCCTTGGCGGTCGCCAGTTCCATTGAGGCCTGGAGGATCGCAGTCGACGATCCGGCGACATCGGTGCCGCCTGAGAGGTTGGCGACCTGACCGGCGACGCCGGCGTAGGCCTTGGCGAGATCGTTGGCGGAATACTCCGAGCCTCGGGAGGTTTGCATGAACGTGTCGGCGAGCTTCTTGGTCTGGCCCTCGGTGAGCCCGAGCTGGCCGCCGACCTTCGCCATCGCCGCTTGGTAGTCCATCGCCGACTTGATCCCAATGCCAGCGATGCCGATGGCGAGGCCGCCGACGCCGAGGGCTGCGAGGCCGAAGCCCTTGGAGAGCATGGCGCCGGTGCTGGCGCCCTTGGCCGAGAGAGTGTCCATCTCGCCCTTGGCCTCGCCCATCTTGGCCTGGAACTCCTTGATGTCGGCGAGGAGGTGGACGACTACGGGGGGGAGGAATCCTTCGGCCATTACTCCATCGCCTTTCGGACTTCGTCCATGTAGAGCGCCTCGAGCTCGGGGCGAGCCTTCTCAAATCCGGGCGCCATGTAGGGGTAGCCGGGCTGGTCGTAGTTGCGCCGCTTGGAGTCCTGACCGTGGAATCCCATCTCGACGCGTCGCCCGTATGCCATCGTCGGGCCCGTCTTGCTCATCCATCGGCCCGGGCCGACCTGGCTGACCTCGTGGACGCCAATGCTCGTCCGCAACTTGCCGGTGCGGGCGTGCGGACGGCTCATGCCGGAGATGTTTGGGCCTCGGTACTTGGCGCCGCTGCGCTCGCCTCGGAATCGACCGTCTCCGCCGACGATCCGGGCCTCGCCCTTGCTGTTGACGGCGAGCTCGGTGAACTCCTCTTTAGCGGCCTTGGCGACGATCGCTCCGCCCTTGACGACGGTGTTGCGGGCGGCCTCGGACATCTTGAGCATGAGGTGGTCGATGGAGGCGTTGACCTCCTTGACTCCGCTAACGATCACGCTCGGCATCGGCCCGCACCTCCTGCTCCATGCTATCCAAGGCAAGGCTCCAGTCGATTACCTCGGCGGGCTCGTCCAGGTACTGCTCGTGCGTCATCGGGTAGAGGCGCCGGTAGCGATGCTCCCGGTAGCGGTAGCCGAGGTCCGGGCTGACCGGCTCGGAGACTCGGCCCTCTAGGGCTGCTCGGAGTCGGTTGAGATCCCGGTAGGCGCTTTTGGGTCCGATGCACCGTCCGGGCCGAGAACCGGCTGGTCACGATCCGCCGCCTCGCAGAGCTCGACGAGGGCGTTGTAGACGGCGATCGGGAGCACGTCGGCGGCGTCGCTGCTCGGCTCCGACCATGACCACTCGGCGACGTAGGCGACGATGAGGGCGTCCTGATAGGCGTCCCGGGCGTCGATGTAGTCCGGCCCGATGACCTTGATGAGGTCGGCCTCGGTGAACGTGTCCGGGTTGATGTCCGGGGTCATCGCTCGGGCGAGGTTGCCGGCGAGTGCGGTGTAGGCCTTGCGGACCGGGCGGGCCTGCCGCTCGGTGAGGTCTGACGAGGCTCGGAGGTCTACCCAGCCGCCGGGGAGGTCGTGGCGCATTAGTAGGTGGCGACCGCGTTCTGGCTGACGATGGCGATGGGGGAGTAGCCCGAGTCGGCGTCGGTCGTGTTGGCCTGCGCCGTGAAGTTGGCCTCGACCTCGACGTAGGCCTTGTCCCGGGTGCGCTTGGCGTCGTGGAACTGGACCTGCGACATCGTGACGATGGTGGTGTAGGTCGTGGTCGGCTCGGTGAAGGTGAGCACGACCGCCTTGGTGTTCTGCGTCAGGGCGATCTTGGAGTTGGCTGCGAGGAGGAGCGGGTCGGTGGACTCGACGACGAACTTGAGACGACCGGACACGTCCAGCGGGCCCGCCCACGTCTTGTAGGGGTTCTGCTGGCCCGAGGTGAAGATCGGAGCGGCGGCGCGAGTGAGGTTGATCTCACCGTCCACGAGGACCGCCGACGAGGTGCCGCCGATGGTGAGGGCCACGTCCCATCCGGGGACGAACGTGTTGGTGCCGATGGAGAGCGAGCCGGGGGTGCTGACTTCGGTCCAGGGCTGGGCGATGAACTTGGCCGTCGCCTCAATGGCCGCCTCGGCGCCGAAGGTGATCTTGAGCTCGGAGGCCTGAGCGTCGAGCATCTGGAAGGCCTGCTGGCCGTCGAAGTCGATGATGGAGACGCTTGGCGGCTGCGAGCCCGAGGTCGGAGCGTTGAGGAGCTTGACGGTGTGGATCTTGGGCGTCGTGCCGGTCACGGTGTCCTTGCCGAGGGTGGCGTAGGCGAGGAGCGGGAAGGTGTCCGGGTACAGGTAGAACTTGGCGTCGTACTCGTCGTGGCGGACGCCGGCGACCTGGCTGTAGACCGTCGTGGGCGAGCCTCGGAAGGCCTCGTCACGGAGGAAGGTCTGCATCGGCGTGACCTGCGGGGCGCTCACCGGGATCGTCTTGAGGGTGCTCGACAGGGTGCCGGGCGTCCCCTCAATGCCGATCTGGACGAAACTGTTGACTGAGGTGTACGGCACTACTGCTCCTCGGGTGCTGGAGTGGTCTGAGAGGGGGCTAGATCGGCGCCAGAGACATCGGGGACCGTGGCGGGGGCGATGGGTGCTGCCGAGGTCTTGGAGGCCTTGACGGCGGGCACGAAGTCGGGCGTGTTCGGGTCGACCTCGAGCGAGATGATGTCGCCGGGCTTGACGGAGAACGACGCGCCGGGAACCGAGACGACAATGAAGTCGACCGGGTTTTCTCCGATGTAGGTGTAGTCGGGCATCTTGGTCCTCAGGTGTTCTCGATGGCTAGAACGGTGAGCCTGCAAGAAGCGTACACTTGAGTCGCCATTTGGGCGCCCATTATCGTCTTGGGGTACAGGGCCTCGATCTCGATGTCCCGACCGCCGGGGAACGATCCCTCGCCCCAAGTGAAGATCACCGAGGGGGCGCCGGCGTTGCGGTCCGCTCGGATGCGGGTGACGAGCTGGTCGATGAACAGGTCCGCCGCTTGTCCGCAGTCCTCGGCCTTGGGGCTTGTGGAGCGGATGAAGCAGTCCAGGACGAGCTGGAACTCAACGACCTTGTTGCCGTTGTGCGCTCCGCCGAGGGCAATGCGGCGGTCCGACTGGCGCTGCAAATATATGTAGATCACGGCGCCGGTCGTGTGGCCGGGGTCGGTGTTCTCGTAGAAGATGCCCTCCGGCGAGAACTTGGCCGGGTGCGCGAGAACCTTGCCGAGGTTGTCGATGCCGGCGACTGAGGGGTCAAGGTAGGCGGCGATGGCGGCTCGAGTGTCCTCACGGATCGTCGTCATGAGCGGCCCACGACCTGCTTGAAGGCGTCGAGGAGCTGGAGCCCGATGCGGTGATCCTCGTAGCTCGTCTCGGTGCGTCCGCTCACCATCGTCGGCTCGCCGATCTCATTGAGGACGAAGCCGCCCTGGCCTCGGGCCTTGACCTTGGCGACGACGAGGTGGATGACCGCCTCCTTGATCGTCGGGGGCAGGGTCGTGACGTTGGTGCCGGCGCCGTGGGCGTGAGCGGTGGCGCTGGCGAGCGGGACCGTCGTGCTCACGGAGTCCCACGAGGTCGAGACCACGACCGTCTCAGAGAGGGAGCCGTCGTAGATCGTGAACGGGACGCCGGGGTAGAGGCCGGTGGTGCTCGGGACGACGATCGACGAGGCGCCAGCGGCGACGGGCGAGGTGAGGAACTGCGAGAAGTAGCCGTTGACGTAGGTGTATTCGCAGAACTGGTAGGCGCCGGTGGTCCAGCCGATGCCGGAGAGGTCGGTCGGGCCCTGCGAGCTCCACGAGGCGGAGGAGGCGGTGATGACGAACTGCCGCTGCTCAATCCAACAGTTGTCGTTGCTCACGGTGATCGACGTGCCCTGCCCGGGAGCGGTGCCGGCGGAGAACGTCTTGACCTCGAGGATCGGCCAGAAGCCGGGGTGGACGATGATCTGGCCCTGACGGTTGGTGCGGTAGCGGCCCGACTCGGTGTTCACGGTGGCGCCGAGGGTGCCGACTGCGCCGAGGCAATACTGGTCGGCCTCGGCGGAGGCCTGCGAGATGAGCGAGGCGAGGGCGGAGTCCTGCGTCTTGAAGTCGCCGCCCGGGATGAGCTGCGTGAAGTCGATGGCGGCGGCGATCGGCGAGCCCTTGACCTCGGCGGGGGTGAGGTAGACGGTGCGGTTCTGATAGGTGAGGTTCTGCGGGCTAATGGCGCTCATTGTCGTCCTGCTCTAGTTCTAGGATCATCCCGGCCTCGATCGCCTCGATGCCTTCT